GCTCAAGAGCTTTAGCAAGCTCGGCTGTCGCGGAAAGAGACTCCTCCTTTTTGAGCGAACCAGCTCTTACGAGCAATTCGTTCATTTCGGGAGTTGGCTCAAAAAACTTTCTGTTAGCCATTTTTATCTCCTAAGTTTATTAATTAATTACCATGTGATGTCTATTTGGACCTTAGCATAGCCATCTTCATCTTTAATAGACAACAAACGCCCTACTCGAAGGCCACCATTATCAAAATGTGACAGCCAGCCGGGACCTACAGACGAAACATACAGGGAATTACCAATATGAGCGGCTGTCGGAGTGCCGGAGAGGTTATTTGTGACAACAAATCCGCGTTGGAGTAGCAGAACCTTACTTCCCAGTTGGACTTCGTCCTTCTGAAAATTCAAGTGCTGTCTCGTTAGGTCGAGATTTACGACGTCATTAAGCAAAAGTCCAGCCGGAGCTTGGAAATCTGCATTGACTGTTCCGGTCGGAGCCTGAACCCTCTGGTTGGAGGAATCCATTGCCGAGCCAGAGCCCGCCTGACCCACATCGAACATTACGATTTTACCTCTTTCACCAGTTTCATTCATAAAGAAACTAAGATCTGTGAGGTGTTCATTTCTATCTGGTTTAAGTGCCATTTTGTCTATTCTCCTAATTCTTGATCAAGAACGTAAGTATTAACCCACTCACGAAGATTGGCACGCGTTTGGTTTGATTCATCTTCTGTGTCTTCGGAAGCAACAGACATGTCAATCGTTTCCTCTACAGAGGCTGTCTCAAGAACCTCTTCGTCAACCTCAGAAGCTTCTGCTTCTGCTTCTTCGTGATTCTCTGGCTCAGATTCTGCGGCTTCTGTGCTGTCTTCAGCATCAGACTTGCCCTTTTTCTTATCTTCTTCGTCGTCATCGTCCGAAGCCATCTTTTTCTTATAATTATAAGCCGATTTCAAAGTTTCTGCCATAGCTTCAAATTGCTCATCATTCAGATTGTCAAAAAGATCAATCTTTGCAGCAGCCTCTTCTTCAGAAAGACCAGCTTCAATAAGGGCAAGCATTCTATCCGCTTTAGCTTTTTCTTTTTCCATAGATTGGATCAGATCCTCAGCTTTTGTTCGGGCGTCAGTTTCTGCTGAAAGCTTAGCTTCCAACTCCTCTGATTTAGAAACTTCCGTTTCCAAGCTTTCGTTGATTTGGCGATGAGATTCACCCAGAGCATCTACCGTTTCGGTAAACTCTGCGATCTGTTTCTCTAAGCCCTCAACATTTGCTTTAGAAAGCTTATCAGTAAGCTCCTTATTTTCACCCTGAACGTCAGCTAGAGCTTGTTTAAGCTCGCTAATCTGATTGTTCAAAATATCAGTAGACATATTTAAATTCTCCTGTCTTTCTTTGCTGGAAAATAATTCTTCTTCTACGTTAACAGATACACCATCGACGTTAGAAAACGGGTTTTTCGTTACTGAGGCATTAGAAAAATCAAATATATGATCACTATCAAATATGATACTGTCGGGATTGGCAGGCCTTTCCACAAAACCTTTTCCAGAAAAAGTTATATTTCTGAGCAACCTTCCAACCTTGTGGTCTTGATAACCCCCTGTGCCTCCGTAGCTTCTTAAATGCTTGGTGAGAAATGATGTCTCTTCACTTCTGGCTATAATATGATTTTTATTGTCGGGAGTAACGACAGCATAATCAAAGCCACGGAAGATACATTCCATCGACACAAACATCTCTCCATTTTCTATCTTTTTGATTAGATCTTCTGCTCTAGCTTGATATTCTGGATCTTGCCATTGTCTATAAATAACAGAAGAAACAAGTAAATGGTAAAAATCTGGCAAATCGGATTCACTGCAATTTTTATCAATAAGATTAAAATTAGAATCTACCGGCCAGCTACCTATAATCCCACCAACTATCTGTTTTTCATCGTGTTCTAAATTGGCAGGTTTATGTTTTGGAGTTTCTTTCGCTCCCCACACCTCTGACTTATTAAAGACGTCGTCATTCTTATTCCAAGAAGCGCTGACTAAAATAGAAAAGGTTTGATATACATCCGAATCCGAAGTATCGGCTTGGGAACGAATACTATCTAATTTGTGGGCAGAAAAAATGATTTCATTTAATTCTGAGCTTTTAATCTCTGGATGCGCAGGGCATAGCTGCGATACGTAGGCCAAAGAAGTCTGTTCCTTGATTTGTTTTTCAAGCCCAGCTTCCTTTTCGGCACCAAAGACAATAATGTTGCTCATAATTTACCTCTCGGAGAGAAATTACACCAAATAGTGGATTTATGAATAGTTCTCTTGGTAGTACACATAAAACGATGCTTTCAGCTTCCTGACTTCTTCAACAGTAAGCCGTCGTCCTATTTCGCTGGCGGCTTCTGAAATCCAAACCTCACACTCTTTATAAACGTCTTCAGGTATGGGGGCATCGCTAACGGCACCAGCAATAGAAGTTGGACTAACCTCTTCTTCTGCATCAAGATTGCAAAGCAATTCAAATTTTATTCTCTCGGATTCAGCTGATTCCTCTGAAGTTAGGCTCCTCATATTTTTCTTATCAAACTGAGCTAAAATAGCTGGGTTTATAAATTCAGATATCTTTTCCTGAGCGTCCTTGGCCCAAATCTCTAAAGAGGCCCTTCTTTTAGGCTTGAATGTTCTTTTCTCTCTAGGGACTTCGTCCCGAGAATTTTTAGGACGTCCCGGCTTTTCTTGTGTCTTAACGTCTTCATTAAATGGTAATTCCAGTTGCTTCTCTTTCTTTTGGGTTTCTTGTTTTTGTTTTTGTCTAAGTTCGAGAGCCGACTCGTCACCATCTTTCTCTTCAAGCTTTAAACCAACCTGACTAGGAGATACAACCCCCGTTTGGAGAGCAACCTTTTCTAAGGAGAACTCTTTGTCTACGGCATGATAAGGACTGATCTTTTCAGACATAGTGCCACTGTTCCTTCTCTTTTCTTCATTTGCAAGTCTTTTTCTTTCGATGGCCGGATCAGCTTTGGCGTTACGCTGGACCAGTTCATCACTAATTATATTTCGGTCTGCCAGATTAATCATTAGTTGAGTCATTGCAGCAGGATCATCTAAATGCATAAAATCAAATTCTACCTTGGGTCTAAAGCGAAATCCCATTGCGTCTTGAACTATCTTGGTTTGCTCGCACCAAAAATCAACAACGATACTTCTAACATAATTAAGTCTCTCTGTAAGCGTTTTAAGGGAGATGAAATTGTTTGTGGTTCCAGAGGCCCCAAATGTTCCAGTCAGAGTAGGTGGAATTCCAAGACATGCGTAAATAGCCATTAAGGTGGGCTTGTACTTTTCCTCCCCCAAAAATCTTTGAACATCAGTTCCGGTTTCTATCAATTCAATATCAGGACCCCAAACAATGTCAATTGTACCTCCTCCCACATTCGTTCCTAAAATTTCTCCCAAAGAAGCAGCCGCCGTAGAAGTGGGAGCTAGCTTGTGTTCCAAGCTTCCCAATTTCCACACCCTAATCTTAGATATAGCACCATCTAGAGCTGCCTGATCTGCTAGCTTCAATTTTTCGTATAAAAGCAAGTCCTTAAAGCAAGCATACGTCATGGGGTCTGCCCACTCTTGCCAATCGTCCTTTTTGTAAGTGAGAAAGAAAGTCTTGTCGGGGGGAAGCAAGATACCGCGAGAGGTTTCCGCCGAACTTAAAATCTCATCCGGAATTTGGCTCAATAAAGATCTTTCTGCTGGATTGACACTGTTTTGTAATTTTTTCAACTCTCTTTTTATAGTATTAGGAATCTTCATTCTATAAAGCTTGGTTCCAGTCATGCTGGAAAGAGGCCCCCCCACAACATCTATTAAGAGAGGATCAAGAAAAATGTACTGCCACGGAAGCTCTCCCTTTTGAAAATCTTTATTGTTAATGATGGCCTGCATGTCGGGGGTCGCCATAGACTTTTGCATTTCAAGTCGTTTTTGTTTACTGAGCTTGGCAGTCTTCATTCTTATAGGAACATTGGCTTCCCTAAATAAAAGATTGCAAATCCTTTCTGAGACAAATTTCCCTTTGGCACGATTAAACCAATCATTATAAAATTTTTCTATCCTAGGGTTTTGATGCACCAAGCGAATACC